TGCTGTTGTCTCATGCCATCTTATTGCATAGGGCACTATAGGAAAACCTGTTCCTTGACCACCACCAAACGTTATACAACACGCTGGCTCATTACCTGCCGCCATAATAACTATTCCTGAATCTTTCAAAGTACCTTCATCCAAAGGCACTTCATTTTTTGCGGCTGCCAAAACAACTTCTCCTGTTTTTCGTACTGCGTTACAACATGCTTCATTAGTTAATCTTTTTATTTCATCTCCAAACCATTTTGTCCATCCATTCATAATATTTACCTCACTATACATTCATAATGATGTGTTTTACCTTGATTAGTTGGATCATCAATAGGATCTATTCTCAATACTTCCATATCTGATCTGATTTGTGGAGATGTCTGATCTATTATCCAATAATCGTGATTTATATCAATATTACTATCATTTTTCAAAAAAATAATAGCTGTTGACATTATTTCCTCACCTGTTTTCAACTTTATAATCTTATTTCCATACTGACAAAAGCCTTTTTCTAGATATGTTGATACTACTTGAAAATTACCTTCTTTTGTTCTAATTCTCTTTTTTAATGTTACACTATGAGTCATCAACGCGTTGAAAGCTGCTATACTCATTTTATACACAACCTTCTTTTTATTATTCCAGAACTAATTAAAATACTATCAACATATCCCATTGAAGATGGCAAAATCTGATTACTTGAAGAACTGCCTTTTTTAACTGAAAATCTTCCCAATGATATAGAATCTATATTACTTGAAGAAATAGATCCACTAATAACCATTTCTTGAATCATCGAAGCCACCCACATTTTTACCGCTTCTTTTTGATCTTCTGTAACAATATAATAATTATCAACATACCAATTAGTAGCACTTGAAAAGGTATCTATTTTATATCCATTTGAATATACCCCATGTATGCCTATTCTTGAGTCTAATAATTTGGATGATTGTCTTATTAATAAAGGTGTAGCTTCGGAAGATGGTCTTCCTGTATAAGTGTTATATTCTATTGATGTTAAATACATATTATCCACCTTCTATTTTTTATCAGTTAATAAACTAATCATTGTTTCCTTACTGCCAACAGCTGGAAGACCTTTAGACTTACATAATTTACGAAGTTCTTTATATGGCATATTTGCAATGTTATTTTCTGGAACTTCTCCTATAAATAACGTTGCTTTTTTACATTCCATATATGCTTTTGCTTGTAAATGTTCCAAATCCGCTACATCTCCAGCTTTATAATCACCTATATCTTTAATAAATTTTATTTTCATAATAACAACCCTTGTCTTACTTTAATTTAAGATCCCTGTCCTGCATATACAGCGAATGGATATCTTGTTGCTTCATCTGTATTCAATCTATTGATTGGATTTGGAATCTGCCATGCCAATCTCATTGTAGCTCTTAAAGCTATCATATTTTGTTGTGGAAGATTGATTACAATTTCTTTAGTAACTGGATCTTGGAGGACTGCTTGATCTAGAATCTTCCAATATACATCTTCCCTAATTGCGTACATGAGCTGTCTCCAGTCTCCTGTAATTTGCATACTCATACTTGGAATAATAGAGCCATTTCTTGGGAATATACAAGGATCTCCATCTAGTCTGTAATCTGTGTTGCCTTGTACTCCTTCTTTTGCTAAAGCTTTAAATATAGGCTCACCTGTACTTGTTCTAAGACCTCTATATTTAGATCTCATTCTCATTGCACAAACGTGTCCATCTGGGAAATATCCATCTTCTTCAACTTTAGCAATTAATCCATTTTCACCTAAAACATCATTATATACATCACCTAATGACCCCATAACAATACTATTACCAGCCGCTATCGCAGTTGGAACAATTGCTGTTGGCCATATTGCTGGAGCGTTTACTCCGTAAAATACAGCTTGATCAAAAGCAAGTCCAAAAGCTTCTAATAATTTAGGTTTAACTTGCATTTATCTTCAATAAAGGTCGTTAATCTTTATCCGTCATTTTATGACTGCTATATGTTACCATATAGATGAGACCATATCTTTACCTTTTCAGGTATTCCCCTTTTCCATTCACTTGAATGTACGTCTTTCGACTGGTCGTTGAACGTTTAATCGCAATATTTCCAAATAAAATTTTTATATTTTTTTCTTTCTCCTCTTGCACACCTTGCCACACAAACTCCATATATATTATTTTGTCTGCCTGCTTCTTCACAAGATTTATATTCTTTTATGAAATTTCCATTTAAATCATATTGATTAACTTTCTTTGATGTAAATTTAGGATTCAAGTATTTTATTCTATGTTTTATATTTTCTGACTTTGTAACCCATTCTAAATTAGTATGATGATTATTAAATCCATTACCATCCTTATGATTTACTTCTGGCTTATTTAAAGGATTATCTATAAAATGTAAAGCTACTAATCTATTTATTCTATAATGTTTTGCTTTACCATTTTTAAATAATGTAACTTTAAAATATTTTAAATCTGTTTCAATACTTGGTTTTAAAATATATGGAAGTTTAAATTTTGCTTTGCTTTGAACATCGTCATAAGCAATTCTTCTAATATTCCCAAAATTTGAAATTTCATAATTTTCATATTCTTTTATTTGTTTCCATTTCTCCATGATATAATCCTCCGTTGTCGATATTATACCATCAGAAAAACCATATTACAATTACTTCGCTTCTGATTGTCCTACAAATAACCAGTTTGCAGGAGTTCCCAGAAATTAAAGGAATTTATTACCTAGCCGTTTCCAACTAGGAGAGCAAAGTTTTACCCCAAATGTCATATGCACTATCAGCCAAAACAGCTTCTGGAATTGCTACTATTACATTCAATCCCTCAGCATCCAGATATTTGTTTTCCCATGCCATTCTTGACATTTTTTTCCATTGCTCACCTTCTTGAACTGTTCCAGGCCCTGGATTTTCAAAATAAGTGATAGGCAAAACAGACACACATGGAATCCTTCTTTGTTTTCTAGACATGTTTGGAGCTTTGTACCCCAAACTCATAACAGCCGACATTTCTGCAACACTATCAACTATTTCTTTTGAATATTCTTCTGGCATTAACGCGTCTGCGTCAGCTCTTGGAATGTAATTTTCTCCTGCCAATTAAATCACCTCTTAATTATATTTTTATCTACTTCTATAATTTCTAATGATTGTATTAAAATCATTTCCACTTTTAGGAGTAGAATTTTTAGTATTTTTTGTTTCATCTCCAACTTTAACAGCTTTTTGATCTTGCTTTAATAGCCAAGGTTTTTCAGCAATTAATGCTTTTAAAGCTTTTTCAACTCCTGTAACATTACCCTTTTCATCAACTTCTATATCTTCTTTATCAAGTAATTTATAAGCTGCCACAGTATCAATTATGTTTAAGCTGTTCCCAATAGTTGTAATTTCTGCCTTAATTAATCTCTTATTTGCTATTGCTTCTCTTTCAGCTGCTTTTTTGTTAGATTCTTCAATTTGTAACTTTAATTTTTCATTTTCTGTTAAACTTTCTTTTTGTTTTTCTTGATCTCTTTTATCATTTTCAGCCTTTAAAGCTTTTGCAATTTTCCTATTAATTACTGCTTGAAATTGTTTTTGACTTTCAAATACTACTTTATCATTTTCAGTATTTTTATTATCTAGATTTTCAGTGGAATTATTTAGGTTTTCACCTTCTGAACCCTGATCTATATTTTCATTGTTTAAATCTTCTGACATATTCAACTTCCTTTCTCATATTATTTACGCCCTGTCAGGCTCAATTGTATATTCACGCTTACCAGCTCTTTATTATAATTTAAATTATATAGGAAATATAAAAAAAAATAAAGCCCCTTATATTTTTTCTATGTAGAGAATTATTTTATTTCTATCTGGTCTAAATTTACTTTTTCTGTAGCATTATTAATTAATAAATTAATCGTCAATCTTAAACTTTTTACAGTAGACCAATTCGCAGTACCATTTTTTGTAAATGTAGAAAATGGTATATCAAAGATATTCCAACCACTTACTGGCACTGAAAAATGTAAATAATTTATTGCATAATCAAAAGGAATTGTAGTAAAAAATAAAGCCGAAATACTTGCTATATTTGCATTATTAGCCACATAAAATCTAAACTTCAAACTATTATAAGTATTTAAATCAGCAACACAAACAACATCAATTATAAAATACCCTGTAAGTACTGCATTTTTAGTAAGTTCAATGGAAGAATTGCCAATCATTTTATTAGTTGTATCCACTAAACCACTGCATCCAAACAAAGTTATATCGTCAAGACTTTCACATTTATTAAGTATAAAACTTTTTTTATTATTTCTCTTATTTAAACCTAGACCTAATCCTTGCATTTTATCACCTACCCAATCAACAAACTAATGATAATAACAAATAATTATTATATTGATTTGAATTAAAAATTGCTATAGTTTTAGTATTTCCATCAGTCATTAATATATCGAATGTAATATAATTATTTACAATAATATTCAATGTTCTTGAAGAGCTTCCTTGACTACTTATAGACTTTAAACCATTTATATTTTTATCTTGCCAATTAAATAATACTTTATCATTATAACTACATTTTTGTGTTAGAAATTCATTTTCTATATACAGCATTACAGATTTAAATCCACCAGAATAAAAAATCCAATTATAAAGCTGTGTTTGTGTAGGATCTATTCCTTTATTGATAATATTGCCATCTACTAAATTTACACTAGAATGATTTAAATAATATGAAAGTGGAGGATTTATAATTTGTATTTCTGAATAGTCTTGTATATTCATGCTTGTATTTAATTCAGCTTTTACACCATCAGATAAAAAAGCTCCACTTTGATAAATAATAGGCATATTATTTAATGTTGATTGAATTGCATTTTTTTTATTTGGGGAATAACTTTGATTATAAAAAACTTTAACTCTACCTACTGTTCCGTTGCAAAAATTTTCTATAGCTGTAATATCTATATATCCATTAACAAAACCTATATCAATTTCGCTTAAATCTGATTCCCTTATAATTCTACAACAAAATCCATTATACTTATATGAAATACGATAATATGAAAACCATAAGACACACGAATTATACGCTCCAAGTATTAAATCAAGACCATATCTTTTATTAACTCTAGATTTATTAAGTCCTAGTCCTAAACCTTGCATTTTATCACCTACTCTTCATCAATACCTTGATAAGCTATTATAGTTCCAGATGTTATTGTTATTTCTGTAAATCTTCCCTCGAACTGAGATCCAGCTTCGAAAGATATTGCAGTTATACCAGATACATTACCATTACAACTTAAAACAGAATCCGTAATAACTCTTATGCCTACAAATATATAGCCATCATCTGGCGTAATTGTCGCAGCTCCACTGTATTGTCCACCATATTGTCCCATTGAAGCCTTTACAATATGTTTTGTTTCGTTTATATGAGCCTTTATTTCGTTATACAAATCTTCAATATAAGTTATTGAACCATCTTTTTTATAAATTTTTCCACTCAATGGGGAATATAAATTA